CACGCCGCCCAGCGGCGTGTTGAAGGCCGCGGCGACCAGGGGGGGACCGTTTACTTTGATCCACCGAGGGGCGGGGGTGAAAACACCGGAAACCCTCGCTGAATCAAACACTTAGGGACACCACCCAGCGCGGCGACCCGGACGTTTATTTTGATCCAGCAAATGCGGCGCGGATGTTCACTTCCCGCCGAAAAAATGCCAGTCCTGTGATCGGGTTCTGGCGCGGGGCTGATCGGAAATTGCCAGCGGCGGTCGCCCGCCTTACACTGCCAGCACGGCCGGTGGACTGGAAATGCCCCACGCCCCCGCGCGCCACGGCGCCCGGATTATGAGGATTGGCGCCCCTCCCGGCCTCCACTTTCACTTCAGCGATCCGACGAGCAGCTGGTAGCGCTTGTCCCTCAGGTTGGATCGCGTAGCCGCCCCCAACGACACGACCGACAGCGCCTGCCCGTAGCGGGTCTTGACGTTCGGCCGCACGACCACCCGGGGCAGGCGAGATTTCGACTCCCACGTAGCGTCCGGGTTCGGGATGAACACCAGGGCGTTGGACACCGAGTCCCACAGCACCGCCTTGTAGTCGCGCAGCAGCGAGGGCAGCTCGTCGATCTGGGCTTGGGTCCACACCTGGGCGGGGTTGCCTGCGGCCTTGTGAGTGCCAGCGAGGTGCGAAGTGCGGTTGTCGAAGGCAACGATGGCGCCCGACACCAGGTCGGCCTCTGGCACGGTTTGAGCCAGCTCGGCCATGGCGTTCATGGTGGCCGAGTCGAGGAAGCCCAGGATCTGGACCTCGGAGCGCGGCTGGCCGGTGGCTTTGACGGTGCTTTGAAAGCCCTTCCAATTCGCTTCGATGGCCTTTTGAAAGGCAGGCGAAATGGTCTTGTCGACCATTTGGCCGCGAAGGCTGGCGGGCAACCGGGCCAGCTTGGCGCCGAGGGCCAGCTCGGGCGTGGCCCAGGACACGCCGACGTTGTGATCCCAGCCGGGGTCGATACCGACCGGCACCACGTCGGTCACCTCGTCGCCCTTGGTGACCTGGCGCGTCTTGCCCTCGAAAGGCGCGGTTTCCACGCGCAGGCCCTTGGCGTCGATCTCAGCCTGGCTGCGCGAGCGCACGGAGCAGCGGCAGAGCCAGCCGTTGGGCGGGTAATGGGTGGACCAGAAGGGGTCGGTCAGGCGGCGGATGATGCCGTTCCACTGGCGATGCTGGGGGCGCACGCGTGAATCGCCTGCGGTGCGGTACTCGAGGAAGGGGCGACGGTCTCGGCCAGCCCAGAGCTGCGCCCAGCGGCCAGCCATGTGGGCGCTGCGCACGTTGGCGTCGAAGATGACCCGGGTGCGCCAGCCGCGCGAGCCGTTGTAGGACCAGCCATGCTGGGCCACGGCCTTGTCGAAGGACTTGCGGAAGTCGGCGATGGTTGTGCCGTTCTCGACGGCGCTGGTGATGGCCTCGTGAAGTTGGCGCACCAGGTCGAGGTTGGTGGCACCGGCCACGGAGAAGACCTTGGTGTGCACCGGGCCAGCTAGGTCATCCCAGGCTAACGAGCGCTCGGGCAGCTTGCCCTTCATGAAGTTGATCGCTTCGGTCGCCTTGACGCCAAAGCCTTGCACGTCGCTCATGGGCGCGTCTCCTCGGTTCGCGAAATCGGGCCGCAGCCCAAGGGCGCGGGTTTGTCGCACAGTTGAAGTGCCCGGTGAAATCCCGCAAGAGGAACTCCTTGCGAGCCGGGTTCAGCATCCCGGTGGAAGCACTTCAGAGAGAGCCTGCGATGACCTATTCCAGCCCCAACCGACCCATCAAAAAAGTTGTTTTTCATGACGATGACTGGGGTATCGACAACCAGCCTTTGAGCACGCCCATGGACCGTGAATGGTGCAAAGAGCTTGTCGGCTGGCATGTCGTGACAGAAAAATCGGAGGCATCGCAACTCAACGGTTTAGAAGCCATGCACACCCTGTATCTGCCCCAAGCTCTCGAAGTTGTGAGGGCCTGTTTGGATGACCGAAACCCCACCATGCAATCAGCCGCCTTGGCGAAGCGCGACGACTGGCTGCTCGAATTCGAACTGAAGACCCTCCACCCTGGCCCCGGCGTGCTTGAGGCGCTGGAGAAGCTGAAGGACGTGTCGCCTAGCACCGATGGCCCCTGACGTCACGGCTGAGTCAGAGCGGGCGGGCCGCAGCGGTAGGTAGTGGTGCGGGCCATGGTCAGGCCTTCCACTCCACACAGAAACCCTCGAAGGTGGGCTCCATGTACTGGGTCCGGAAGAAGTCGAGCATCGCGGGCCAGTCGTTGAAGCCATCGGCCTGGGCGAAGGCGGTGCGGTCGTGGCCGGTGATGTGCTCGCCATCGATGACCAGATCACCGTGGCCGGTGCAGTCGATGCGGACGCCACGGCAGCGGATGACCTCACCGTCGCGCAGGTGCTTGGTGCCACGGGTGCGGAGGCCCGTGTAGCAGGCGGCGATGTCGCCAGGCTGTGGCCGCTTCCCGTCCGCTCGGTTCTTGCGGATGGTCTGGCGCTTGGTGCCTTCCAGGACGGCCGGTGCGAACTGGCGTTTGAAGTTGAGCAGGAAGCGGGCCATGGCTCAACCTTCGAAGTGGTCGACGTCTTCGGTGTGCTGCTCGGGCTCGCGGCTGCGCTTGATGAGCGCGTCGAGGAACTGGATGAACCGCTCCTCGGTGAGGTCATTGACCGAGGACACTTCGATCCCCAGCACCGATTCGACGGTGGCATCGTCAACCACGTCGCCCCGGGCGATCGCGATGAGCTTGGTGAGGCGATCGGTGTCGGTGATGGGGGCCTTGGCGAGCAGCTCGGCCGGGGCCAGGTCGAGGGCGGCGCGCACGAAGCAGTCTTTGGCTTCGAGCAGCTTGCGCATGCCGGCGCTCTTCTCGGGGCCGTTGGGCAGGAGCTGTTCGAGCAGATCGGCCAGCACGCCGAGGGGCTTGCTCACGAGCTGCAGGTGCGGCGGCAGATGGGCGAAGGCGAAGTACTTCGCGGTCGTGCTGCCCTGGGGCTTGGGCTGGGCCTGCGCTTGCTGGTAGGTCATCCACATGGCGTAGCCGCCGTCGGCGTGGGTGACCTCGTCGCCCGGCTGATAAAGGGTGACGCTGGTGCGCTTGTGGGTGTTGCCGTTGTGGTCGGTGACGATGAGGTTGACCAGGCGCTCGCCGTGGACGTACACGACGCCCGCATCGCAGGGTTGGTCGCTGGTGGCTTGCATGATGGTGCTGGGCTTGTCGAGCATGCCGCCACGGTCGTAGGTGCTGGGGATGTACCAGAGGCGACGGCCGATGGTGGGCATGATGGGGGTAGGCTTGCTCATGGTTGCTCTCTCGGGTTGTGCCGCTGGGCGGCGGATTACATGGGGTGCTTGTCGGTCCAGCGCTTGAAGCGCAGGAGGCGCGGGGCCTTGCCCTGGCGGTGCAGTTCCTTGCCGGCTTCGAGCAGCGCCTGCCAGCCGTAGTACTTGCCGACCAGGCGGAAGGCGGCGGTGATCAGAGCGTGGCCCGCCAGCAGAAAGCCTGCGAAGGTGCACAGCACGACGAAGGCGAGGTAGCCGTAGCGGAAGAACAGGGACCAGGCTTCAGCGGAAAAGAACCACATGGGGCGCTCCTCAAGGGGTGTCGGTGGCCGCGCCTTGCAGCAGGCCGAATTGCATGGCTTGCTCGACGATCTCGCGCAGGCCCGAGTCATCGATGCCGCCGACCAGGTCGCCGAAGTCGTCGCGGAACTGGGCCAGGGTCTTGCCCTCGGCCTCGTAGCGGCTGAGCATCTGGTAGACCGGTGCGAGCACCTGGCGCTCAAGGACGTCGTCAGCGGCGGCGGCGGCCAGCTCGATCGCGTCGGCTTCGGTCAGGCCGATGGCCTTGGCGAAGCTCCAGCCGCGCAGCGCCTGGATCTGGTCGGCCGTGAACTGGGCTGCTGGCTGGTTGACTGGATCCACCGTGGTGGCCGGGTCCGTGCTGCCACCTGGTGCGGCCGGAGTGGGCTGGGGCTTGGCTTCGGGCAGCAGCACGTCCTCGTCGGTCTCAGCGGCGGGGATCGCCAGCTCTTCGAGCATGGCCTTCTTGCTGGGGCGTGCGCCCATCTGGCGGGCCAGGTCGTAGGTCTCGGCGCGGTCTTTGCCTGCGGCCTCTTGCTTGAAGAACTCGAGTCGGGGCGACGGCACGTCGGGACCGAAGTTGAACAAGGTGATGAAGCGGAACAGCTGCGACATGGACTCGGCCGGGATGTCGCGGTCGGCGTCGTTGACGGTGGACTGGCGCTTGGCGGCGACTTCGTTGGCGGCGCGCGAGCCGACGCCCTGCAGCTCGGAGGTCATGGCCTGGCTGGTGAGGGCCTTGGACATCTCGCGGTTGCAGCGGTCGATGAGGCTCTCTTGCGGGAGCATGGAGCCGGTGGCGTTGGGCACAAGCAGCTCGACGCCTGTGCCTTCTTGCACAACCGCGTAGCCGCTTTCGAGCATGTTGGCGAGGGCGTCGGCCAGCGCGTCGATGTCCTTGTCCTGCGTGCCTTGCGGATAGCGGCCGATGGGCCAGGGCAGGCCGTGGCGCTCGCAGTACTTGACGAAGTAGCGCCAGCCGCCCGTCTTGAACGTCCAGGGCCAGAAGCAGGCGCTGAGCAGTGCCTGGCCGTAGGGGTTCTCGATGGTGGCCATGTGCCGGCTGACGATGGCCTGGTAGGGCTCGATGGGCTGGCCGCTGAGGTTGCCCCGGCTGATGAGCAGGGTGTTGCCGTGGGCGTCGAACTTGTAGCGGCGGCCGGGGCGGTCGAGCAGCGAGGTGGGCAGCAGCTTGCCGTTGAGGATGGGGTTGCCGCTGGTGACGTGTTCCCACACGGGCTCATGCACTTTGTAGCCGGTGAGCACGCAGGTGTTCATCTGCCACATGACCTCCATCCAGTCGGACAAGGCGTTGGGGCGGAAGTTGGCGAGGAAGGCCTCGCAGAGTTCCTTGGCGGATTCGGCGCGAGGGTCATCGGCCTGGCCGGTGACGACGCGGTATTCGAAGCTGCGGAACTCACCGCGGATCGAGCGGATGTCGCCGACCACGTGGGCGTCGGCCATGATGGCGGCGTAGACCTTGTCGGCCTGGCCCATGGCGCGCAGCAGCGGGTCAGGGTTGGGCAGCACGGCCAGGTTGCCGAAGAAGCCATTGGGGTCGGTGTCGGGCGTGGCGAGGGGTTTGCCAAGCCAGCCTTTGACGGATTGCACGAGGCCTTTGAAGTTCATGTGAGGGCCTTGTCAGCGGCGTTTGCCGGTTCGGATCTTGGGGATGCCGCCCGCGCCTGAGCGGACGGTACGGAAGAGGATTTCGAGGGCGTCGGGGCCGTCGTCGTGCTCGTCTTCGGGGTAGTTCTTCAACATCCCGTTGAGAACGGTGTGACGTGGATGCGATCGAATGACGCCGTTTGCAACGTGGGGGCTCAGGCTCTCGATGCGCAGATCCTTGTCACTGGACTGCTGTACCGCGCGAGCGGGGATGGGCACACCGCGCTTCATGCCCTCGGCGATCAACACCTGACGCATGAACTCCTGAAACTGCACGGCCTCGAAGCCCCACACCAGGCAGTTGTATTCAGCCTGGAAATCGATGATCAGGTCGATCTGCTTGAAGGGCTGCAGGCGGGCGATGCGGGCCTCGACCACGTCGAGGATGCCGTGGTTGCGATCAAAGCCGCCAACCAAGCAGGCGCACGGGTCGCGGCTCTTGTTGTTTTTGCCAAGGCTTGGGTCGTGTGCGCCATAGAACACCCAGTCGCGCGATGGTTGAACCCAGAAGTGAATCTCGGGAAACAGCGCCGTTTCGGCGTTGGTCGGGTCGTTCTGGTACTCGCAGTCGAAGGCGTGGTGGTCTTCGGCGCGGATCTGCATGAGGCGCAGCAGAGGGCGCATGCTGGGCCAGCTGACCACGGCGCCCTTGCCTGGGTGCTCTTCCGCAAGCCCGAGAGCCAGGTCGAGATCATCAACGACATCAACCATGACCTGGTCAACCTCTACCGCTGCGTGAAGCACCACCTGGCTGAGCTGTGCGCCCAGTTCCGCTGGATGCTGGTGGCTCGCGACGAGTTTGATCGCTTCTTGCAAACGCCCGCTGACACCCTCACGGACATCCAGCGGGCCGCCAGGTTCTACTACTTGGCCAAGTCATCCTTCGGGGCCAATAACGACAAGCCCGACTTTGGCCACGCCGCGAACGGCCCCCGCCCCCTCACACCTCCCACCACGCCGGAGGGAACCCCCCCGCGCGCCCCCCCC